GCATGGAGATGCCGACAAGCTGTGACGATTGCTCATTGGGTGGTAGCTTGTGTTGCCACCTTTTGCCGGGTGTACCTTCGGTGTGGGAAGAATATACCAATGCTGTTAAAGAAAAACGATTGCATAGTGATTGCCCTCTCGTTCCCATCCCGCCGCATGGGAGACTGATTGACGCGGATAAGTTTGAGAAGGAAAATGCGTATTTTTGGAATTGTGATTTCATCAATCCAAAATACTCTGATACACTTGCAGATTTAGTCAATGCCGCTCCCACCATCATCCAGGCAGACGAAGAAGGTGATAAAGATGCTTGACGAAATATTTTCTGGGATTTGCAGGGCGCTGACGGAAAGACCAATCATGAAGGTAAATCCGTGTCCGCACTGCGGCGCTGCCGCGATCGTCATCAAAAGCAAAAAACACAAGGGGTTTCCGTACAAGGTTAAATGTCTCAATGCGTTTTGCAGCTGCCAGACGGAACGATACAACGAGCTCGACGGCGCGGTACGAGCTTGGAACAGGAGGACAGCGGGCGATGAAAAAGATGATCAGAAACGCGGATGAAGCCGCGGAGATCCTCAAGGAACTATGGAACACGCCGAAAATGAGAAGCATTCACTTCGAGTTCAACGCAGCCGCTGATCACTGTCCGACGATCAGTTACACGATCGAATGCTTTACTTACAGCGAGGTGGAGGTTGAAAATGCCGAGGAAACGTTTTGAAATCGCGAAAGACGCCGCGACACGGCGCGTGGACTGCGCGCATTATTCGCTGAACAACGGCGCGCCGCGCTGCGACGCGCTCACGCATCCCTGGTGCCTCGCGGCGGGAAAATCTCCGGGAACGTGCTCGTTCCGACAGCCGAAGGAAGAAACAGATGAAAAGGCTTAAGACGGTCCGGGCAGGTCGGCTGGTCACCGGGGTGTGCTATACACAGGCGCTCCCCGGCGACAGCGCCAAGGCCAGAGCGGCAAAAAGCAAATGCTCCACGCTCGCCCGGCGCGCGCTGAACTTCCGGGCAGCCTGGCAGAAACTCCGACTCATCTTATGCGCGAACTTCGAGCGCGGAGATCTCTGGATCACGTTCGGCTATGACGACGAGCATTTACCGAAAACGCGCAAGGAGGCAAAGGCGCACGCGCAGACCTTCATCGACCGGCTGCGAGCCGCGCGCCGAAGATCCGGAGAGGAGTTTCGATACATATACAACATCGAGGAGATCCAGGAGGACGGGAGCCGGAGGCTGCATCATCATATGGTCATGAACGCCGGGACCCTGCGCAACGACTTCGAGCTGATCAGATCGCTCTGGACCTTCGGCAGCAACATCGAGATCCGGAAGCTCGGCGAGCATGAGATCTTCTCCGACGACTTTCTCGAGCTGGCCAAGTATATTTGCAAGGAGCGGGACCCGGAGGCGAAGGTCTACAACGTCGGCGACAAGTGCTGGATCGGATCGCGGAACTTGGAGCGGCCGCAGGAGCGCAGCGAGCTCGTCGGCGACAACGTCACGATCACGGCGCCGCCGGGGGCGATCATCCTCGACAAGCACAGCGAGGCGAACGAGTACGGCAGCTTCGATTATATCGTCTATCTGCTGCCGAAAAACGCCGCGGATCCGCCGCGACAAAAACGAAAACCGAAGAAGGCTTATTAGTTTTCTGTCTCGGGGTTGTGTATATCTTTAGGAGGTGGGACCGAGAAAATGGTACCAGGTACACAAAAAAGCTTGACGCGCCCGGACGCGCCGATTAAACTGGACGTGAAGAACGGGAGGGCCGTGTGCCCGATCTGCGGGCGGACGACGCCGACGCGGATCCTGCCGGGGACGATCCTGGTGAACTTCCCAATCTACTGCAAACGATGCCGGCAGACCAGCATCGTGACATATCGAAAGCCTGAGCCTGAGAGCCTGAGCTGATCTCCGCCATGACGGCTGGAGACGGCCCGGGCTTTTTTCTTTTTTCGCAGGAGGCCTTGCAATGTGGGACGGGTACCGGACAACACGATGGCAGAAGCTGCGGGAGAAGATCCTGCGGCGCGACGGATACAAGAGCCGAGAGGCGCTGCGCTACGGACGGAACGTCCAGGCGACGGTTGTCCACCACTGCTGGCCCGCGGAAGACTATCCCGAATTCGCCTGGGCTCCGTGGAATCTGATCAGCATCACGACGGAAGAACACGGAAGAATGCATAACGAGGACGGCAGCCTCACAGATCTCGGAGAACGATGGCGCCGCCGCACCATCCCCCCCGCCCCTTAGCTCCCCTAATCATTTTTGGCTTAACTCTTTGTGCTCCTCTCTCCGACGGAGAGATTAAGAGTCGGAGGGGGTAAACGGGGGCGGAACGGAGGACGGGCGGAGGATCCGGAGCCCGGGATCCGGCGATCCGGCGGAACCCGCGGCTTGATTCGGGCGCGATTCTAAAACCGCGCGGGCGCGGGCGCCGGTCCGCGGCATGGAATCCAGGCGCGGCCGCAGCCGCGGGCGCAGGCCCCGGCCGCGATCGACGCGCCGGCGCGCGGGCGCCGAGCTGAGGAGTTATGGCGAGAGAAGATAAGATCCGCGAGGCCATGAAGGCCGGCGGCGTTTACAGCGAAGCTTTCGAGGACTCAATCCACGACCTGGCAAAGGCCGAGCGGCAGCTCAGCCGCGCGGAAAAGGAATGGCGGAAGCAGGGCGGCCAGATGGTCGCCGAGCTGACCAACAAGACCGGCGCGACCTACACGGCGAAGGATCCATACTGGGCGGTGGTCGAGAGCCAACGCAAGGACGTCCAGGCGATGCGCGAAAAGCTGGGCCTCACGCCTTCGGGCATAAAAAAGGCCCGGCGGGCCGCGGCGGACGCCGACGAAGGACGGCGCAGCCGGATCGAGGAGCTGCTTGACGCGGCCCACGATTACGCCCTGGAGCACGCCGAGAAGATGATCTCCGACGTCGACCGCTACGTCGACGCAGTGCTCAGCGGCGAGGCCATCGTCTGCGAAGAGATCCTCCAGAGCTGCCAGCGCTACCGGGACGATCTGGCCTCCGGGCGCTGGGACTTCCGGACCGAGGACGCCTGCGAGATCATCGCGATCATCGAGACGACATGCTGCCACCAGCAGGGCGAGCGGCTGGACGCCTCTCCCCTGCGCGGCGCTCCCTTCCTGCTCCTCCCCTATCACAAATTCTGCATCTTCAACATCATGGGCTTTTTCGTCCGCGGCACGCAGGAGCGACGCTTCAAGGAGGCCCTGATCTATATCCCGCGAAAGAACATCAAGACGACCTTCGCCGCGGCCCTCGTCTGGGCGCTGGCACTGTTCCACCGGCTGAGCGGATCGAAGGTCTACGAGGTCGGCGGCGCCCTCAAGCAGGCGCTCGAAGGCTTCAACTTCCTCAAGTACAACCTGCGCCGGCTGCGGATCACGGTCGACGACGACCCGATCACCGGGCTCCGGATCATCGACAACAACATGGACCGCAGCATCACCGGCGACGTCGGCGACGGCTTTATCAGCATCAACGCGCTGGCAAGCTCGGCGGACAAGCAGGACTCCTTCAACTGCAACTTCGTCATCGCGGACGAGCTGCACACCTATAAATCGCCGACGCAGTACCAGGTCCTGAAGGACGCGACGAGCGCCTACACCAACAAGCTTGTCCTGGGCATCAGCTCCGGCGGCCGGCACGCCGACGGCTTCTGCGCCCGGCACGTCGAATACTGCAAACGGATCCTCGACCGGACGATCACCGGCACGGCGGCCGACGAGCTCTTCGTCTACATCGCGAAGGCGCCGGACGACGCCATGGAGACTGGAGCCTACATGGACCCGGCTGTCCTGGAGTCCTGCAATCCCGGCTGGGGCCAGAGTATCCGGCCACAGGAGCTGATCAACTCGGCGCAGCGGGCCCACGACGATCCGCAGCTCCGGGTGGAACTGGCGCAGAAGCGCCTCAACCTCTTCACCGCGCAGCTTCGCGCATGGTTCGACGTCTCCCTGTGGAGACGCAGCGACGGCCGGTACGACTGGACCGTGGAGCAGCTGGCCCGGCTGCCGGGCGTGAAATGGTACGGCGGGAGCGACCTGGCGCGGCTGCACGATCTGGCGGCGACGATGCTCTTCACAAACTACAACGGCGTCGACATTCTCATCCCCGGGTGCTTTTTCCCGCGGACGGCCGCGATCGCCAAGGCCGACGAGGACAAGATTCCGCTTTTCGGCTGGGAAGAAGACGGCTGGCTGAAGATGAGCAACGCGGAGGTCACCGACTACTGGGACCTCGTGCGGTGGTACATGGCACGGCGCGCGGCAGGCTTCAAGATCAAGATGGTCGTCCAGGACCGGAAATTCGCGAAGGAGTACCAGCTGGCCATGAAGAAGGAAGGCTTCCGGATCAAGGATATGCCGCAGACCGACGTGGCCCAGACGGCCGGCTTCCGATATCTCGACAACAGCGTCCGGAAGGGCACGCTCTACTACTGCCACGCCGAGCCGGTCGAATTCTGCGCCGGCAACGTCCGCGCCAGCGAGCGCGGCAGCGTCGTCCACTTCGAGAAGCTCCACGAGCGGGCGCGCATCGACGTCTTCGACGCGGCGGTCTTCGCCGTCAGCGCCTATCTGGAGGACCTGGAGAAGGCCGGCAGGGCCGGCGGCTGGTTCGACGACGAGGAGACCGCCGGATAAGTGCCGGAATCCGGCACAATTTCACATTTGAGAGCCTGAGCCTACGAGCCTGAGCTGATCCCCACCGGAACGGCGGGGAGACGCCCGGGCTTTTTTTTATCAGGAGGATTTGCATATGAGCACAAAAAGGCGGGGGCCTGCCCCGCGGGATCATCCCAAGGCAAGGGTCCGGCCCGTCGTGGCCAGCGGCGACGCGCAGCTGAACAGCGGAGCGAGGGCCGTGGGCGGCGGCCGCAGCCTTTTCTGGCTGACTGACCAGGCCGGCTTCGACTCGCTCGAGTGCCAGGGGTACACGTCGCTGGCGCGGAACCCGGAGATCATGACCGCGGTGGACACGATCGCGCGACTGGTCGGCAGCATGACCATCCACGAGATGCAGAACACGCCGCAGGGCGACGTCCGCGTCCGGGACGAGCTGAGCCGGGTGATCGACATCGCGCCGAGCCCGTGGATGACGCGAAGCAACCTGATCCGCTGGATCGTCCGGACCGAGTATCTCGAAGGCAACGGGAACGCGGTCGTCTGGCCGGTCACGCAGGGCGGACGGCTCCGGGAGCTGACGCCGATCCCGGCGGCGTACTGCAGCTTCATCCCGGAGCAGATCATCGGCGGCTACCGCATCATGATCGCCGGACAGGAGTACAGCCCGGACCGGCTGCTGCACTTCGTGCTGAACCCCGGGGATCTCTACCCGTGGCGCGGCGAGGGCTACCGGCCGGCGATCGCAGACATCGCCAACAACCTCAAGCAGAGCACCGCCACGGAGAAGGCCTTCATGAGCTCTAAATGGAAGCCGAGCGTGATCGTCAAGGTCGACGCGCTGACAGAGGAGTTCGCGGGCAAGGCCGGCAGGAAAAAGCTGCTCCAGGAATACGTCGAGGGCAGCGAGGTCGGCGAGCCCTGGCTGATCCCCGCGGAGCAGTTCTCCGTGGAGCAGATCAAGCCGCTGACGCTTTCCGATCTGGCGCTGGCGGATTTCGTGAAGCTGGACAAGCAGACCGTCGCCGCGATCCTCGGCGTCCCGGCGTTCGTGCTGGGCGTCGGAGAATTCAAGGCGGACGCCTGGAACAACTTCATCAGCACGACGATCATGCCGATCGCCGAAAATATCCAACAGGAGCTCACGCGCAAGCTGATCGACGATCCGGACCGGTATTTCCGCTTCAACAGCCGAAGCCTGATGAGCTACAACCTGACGGAGCTCGTGACCGCCGGCGCCCAGATGGTGGACCACGCGGCGATGCGCCGCAACGAGTGGCGCGACTGGCTTGGCCTTCCGCCGGATCCGGACATGGACGACGTGATCGTGCTCGAAAACTATCTCCCGGTCGACCGGCTCGGCGACCAAAATAAACTGAACGACGGAGGCGGCTGATATGCCAGTCAACATCACAAAGAAAACCTACGCGCTGGCCAGCGTCGACGGCGTTAGCGCCGAGCTGACGCTGTACGGCGACATCTACGAGACCCAGCCTATCGATTGGTGGACCGGCGAGCCGGTCCCGGGCGAATACATCCTGCTCGACGAATTTCTCGACGACCTGAAGGAGATCGAGGGCGCGCGGAAGCTCACCGTGCGGATGAACAGCTACGGCGGCGACGCCATGGTGGCCAACGTCATCCACAACCGGATCCGCGAGCTTTCCCGGGGCGGGATGAAGACCACCTGCATCGTCGACGGCGTGGCCATGAGCGGCGGCAGCCTCATTATGTGCGCCTGCGACACCGTGGAGGTAAACCCCTCCAGCCTGATCATGATCCACAACGCCTGGCAGTTCCTGTTCGGCGGATACAACGTCGAGGATCTCCTGGCGGCGGCGGACACGCTGGACGCCGCGGACCGGATGCAGGCGGCGATCTACGTCCGGAAGACCGGACTGGCCGAGGAGGAGATCCGCGGCATGATGCGCGAGACCACCTACATGACCGGCACGGAGGCCGTCGAAAAAGGCTTCGCCGACAAGCTGATCGAGGACGCCGTGCCGCTGCGGATCGCTGCGAGCGCGGACCGCAGGACCATGTTCGTCGGCAGCCGCACACTGCACCTGGCGCCGGGAATGACCGCGCCGGAAAATCTGGAAACCATGGAGCCGGCCGAGGAATGGAAGGCCAGGATGCTCCAGAAAATCAAGAAGGAGGATTAAGAAATGGCCCTGAAGGCACTGATGCTGCGCCGCAACATTGAAGCGAAGGCGGCAGAGCTGGAAGCCCTGCAGCAGCAGGATCCCGATTTCGAGGCCCGCGAGACGTCCCTGATGGCGTCCATCGACGAGGCCGTGAGCGCCGAAGAGCGCAGCGCCGTCGAGGCGGAGATCGACCGCTACGACGCCGACCTGCGCGCCCACCAGGAGGCGGTCGCCTCCGCATCCGCAGATCTGGAGCAGCTGCGCGCACAGCTGGCCGAGATCGAGGCAAGCAAGCCCGCCGCGCCGATCAGCGCGGACAAAAATAACGAAAGGAAGACTGTCACCATGTTTGAATCCCAGTGCAACATCCGCGCTCTGCCGATGCGCCAGCGGGCCTTCGAGGCCGCCTTCACCCGGCAGGAGCGCAAGGACATCGTCGCGCAGGACGACGTCCAGAACTTCTTTGCGGAACTCCGCAGCCTCAGCAAGGTCAAGGCCTCCGTCACCGGCGGCGAGCTGACCATCCCCGTCGTTTTCCTCGACCTCATCAGCGAGAATATGTACCGCTACAGCAAGCTGCTCAACCGCGTGCGCGTGCGCCAGGTCCGCGGCCAGGCCCGCCAGACCATCGCCGGCACCGTTCCGGAGGCCGTCTGGACCGAGATGTGCGGCGCGCTGAACGAGCTCACCTTCAACTTCAACCAGGTCACCCTGGACGGCTACAAGGTCGGCGGCTTCGTCCCCGTCTGCAACGCCCTGCTGGAGGACAGCGACATCGCGCTGGCCAGCTGGCTCGTCGAGATGATGAGCGAGAGCATCGGTCTGGCCATGGACGCCGCGATTCTCTACGGCACCGGCACCGGGATGCCCATGGGCATCGTGACCCGTCTGGCCCAGTCCAGCAAGCCCGCCGGCTATCCGGCGAACGCGCCCGCCTGGACCGACCTGCACACCTCCAACATCAAGAGCCTGAGCTCCTCCCTCACCGGCGCCGCCTTCTGGGCCGCGCTGACCGAGGCCGCCGGCGCCACCTTCACCAAATACAGCCGCGGCAACCAGTTCTGGGCCATGAACAGCAAGACCTACAACAAGCTCAAGAGCAAGGTCATCACCTTCACGGCCACGGGCGACATCGTCGCCAACATTTTCGGCTACCTGCCCGTGATCACCGGCGACGTCGACATCCTCGAGTTCATCCCGGACGACGACATCATCGGCGGCTACGGCGATCTCTATCTGCTCGCGCAGCGCGAGGGCATCACCATCGGGGCGGACGAGACCGGCCGCACCAACCGCGTCCTCGACGAGACCCTGTTCTTCGGCAAGGCCCGCGCGGACGGCTGCCCGATCATTGCCGGCGCCTTCGTCGCCATCAACATCGGCGGCAGTTCCGTCACCACGACCCACAGCTTTCCGGGCGACACCGCGAACAACGCGGATCTGGCCAGCCTCTCCATCGGCGAGACCCTGAGCCCGACCTTCGACGCTGACGTCACCAGCTACACGGCCACCGCCAGCAACGCCAGCGACGCCGTCACCGCCATCGCGGACGATCCCGACGCGCAGGTCGCGATCGAGTACAACGGCAGCAACGTGCTCAACGGCTCCACCATCAGCTGGGCGACCGGCACCAAGAACCTCGTCGTCACCGTAAAGAAGGGCACCGCCGTCAAGGTCTACACCGTGGCGGTGACAAAAAACTGAAAGCGTCCCTCTCGGGGCTGACGATCGGGACGCTAACCCTGACTCCGACGTTTGACGCGGGGACGCTGGAGTATTCAGCCGCAACGACCAACGCCACCAACACCATCACGGCGACGGCGGCGGAGGGCGTGACCGCGACGATCAAGGTCAACGATGAGGCCCACACCAGCGGCACCGCCGCGACGTGGGAGCTCGGCGAGAACACCGTCGAGATCACCTGCACCGGCGACGACATGGACACCCAGGTCTACACCGTGACCGTAACCAAGAGCTGAGGAGGATCGCCATGACCGACGCGCAGCTGCTTACGGCAGTCAAAACAGATCTCGGGATCTCGGTGTCGGCTTACGACACCAGACTCGGCGAGCTCATCGCGGCGGCGAAGGCGGCCATCACGCGGGAGGGGGCGGCGGACCTGTCCCCTTCCGCCAGCACGGAGGACGCGCAGCTCGTGATCATGTACGCAGCCTGGCTCTGGCGCGCGCGCAATGACGGCGACAACGCCATGCCGCGGATGCTGCGCTGGGCGCTGAACAACCGCATCATCGCATCGAAGATGCAGACGGAGGCGGGCACATGATCCGGGACGACGTCTGCTACCTGGCCGCCGAGGATCCGGCGGCGCACGGCATCTTCCAGAAGCGCACTGAGACGACGCGGATGGTCTTCTGCACGGTCCGGAGCGTCGGCATGAGCGAATTCTACCGCGCGAAGGAAAACGGGCTGGAGCCCACCGTCGTCTTCCGGATGCCCTGGGTCAACTACGCCGGCGAAAAGGTCGTGCTCTGGACGCCGGGGAGCGCGCAGGAGCGCTTCCGCGTCGTCCGGACCTATCAGGACGGCGACATGATCGAACTGACCTGCTCGCCGGCCACGATCGACAGCACGGCGCCCGCGCCGGACCCGGATCCGACGCCGACGCCGCCGGCACAGACGGAAGGAACGGAGGCGGCCGGCGATGGATGAGCTGATCACGGCCCTGACGACGACCGGCTACAGCTTCCAGCACTTTGGCTGGAGCAAGGCACCGACGGGCGATTACGGCGTCTACGCCGAGGACGGCGCGAACGACCTGATCGCCAACGGAAAGCACACCGAGCGGATCCTGCAGGGCACCATCGATTATTACTCCCGGGACGACTCCGGGGCGCCGAAGACGACGATCGAGACCGCGCTGGACGGTGCGGGGATCGCCTGGTATCTGAGCAGCGTGCAACTGGAGAGCGATACGGGCTATATCCACTACGAATGGGTGTGGGAAGCCAATGGCTAAGATCGAAATGACCGGCCTGGACGCCTACATGAAGAAGCTCGACAAGCTCGGCGAGTCCGGAAAAAAGATCTGCAAGGCCGCCGTCTTCGAGGGCGGCGATGAGCTCGCCGACGCGATCCGCGCGAAGATCGAGTCGATGCCGACAACCGGAGACAAGGCCGCCATCATCGCATGGAAGCAGGAGACGCCGGTCTCGGAGATCACCGCGGAACAGAAGACGGGCCTGCTGAAGGGCCTCTACCTTAAAAAAATGCGCGAGGACTCCGGCTTCATCTACACGCAGATCGGCTTTTCCGGCTACAACAACGTCAAAACGCAAAAATACCCGAACGGGCAGCCGAACGCGCTGATCGCGCGCAGCATCGAATCCGGCAGCTCCGCGCGGCAGAAAAAGCCTTTCGTCCGCCCGACGGTCAACGCCGTCAAAGCGGCGGCCGTCGCCCGGATGCAGGGCAAACTGATCGAGATGATCGACAACATCATGAATTAGGAGGCACAAGCACATGGCAGGAATCGGCCTTTACGGCGTTTACTACGCCAAAGCGACGCTGGCCGACGGCGTCGTGACCGGCTACGGCACGGTCAAGGATATGGGCAAGGCCATCTCCGCGAGCTGGGAGCCGGCGGAGGTCGGCGGGAATCCCCTGTACGCGAACAACGGCATCGCCGAGCGCGACGCGGCGGCCGGCGGCGGCGGGACCCTGACGCTCACGCTGGACCGCCTGAAGCAGGCGGCAGCCGAGGACCTTTTCGGGCTGAACGCGGCCACGACCGTCATCAGCGGCGTGACCGGCAGCGGCTACGACTACACCGGCAGCGAAATCTCCGCGCCCGTCGGCGTCGGCTTTATCAAGTGGAACCAGGAGGACAACGACCGGAACCACTACCAGGCGCTGGTCTACGCATACGCGCTCTTTTCCCCGCCCTCGGAGAACTTCCAGACGATGGGCGAGAGCGTCGAGTGGCAGACGCCGGAGCTCAGCGGCACGGTCAGCGGCAGCACCGTGACCGGCACTTTCCCTTGGCGCGCGATGCGCGATTTCCCGGACCAGGCCAGCGCTGAGGCGTTCATCAAGGCCTTCTTCGCGGCGCCGCCGTCTCCGTGAGAAAGCCGGAGGCAAGCGTGGATATTCACTATTTCGACATCGCCGGCGTAAAACGCCCCGTCGTCTTCTCGATGCGGGCGGTCAAAAACATCCAGGACGCCTTCGGCGGAATGGAAAAAATGAGCGAGGGCGTGATTGGCAGGGACATCGGCATCGTCATCAAGGTCATGGAGATCCTGCTGGACGCCGGGCAGGCATACTGCGAGGGCGCCGGCGTGGATTGCCCTCCGCCGCTGAAATGCTCTCCGGCGGACCTCATGGACATCGGCGAGACGCAGGCCGCGGTCGATATGATCTTCGAGGTCATCAAGGCCGACGGCGAGCGGAGCGTCGAGGTAAGCTCAAAAAACTGAAATGGGCCGGCGGGAAATTCTCGCCGGCATGGACCTACTTTCACGCGTCGCGGGCAGGATTGACGCGCCGGGAGGCGGAGACCCTGCCGATCGGTCAGGTGCTCGACCAGATCGCCGTCTGGCAGATCGAGGAGCTGGGCGCCAAGCAATCCTACGCCCGCGACATTTTTGATTTCTGATTATGGAAGACATCAAGCTGCTGATCGCGGTGCCGTGCATGGACACGGTCCCGGTCCGCTTCCTTCGATCCCTCACGGCGCTGCAGCGCCGGCTGAGCCTGGCTGGCGTCAGCTACACGCTGGCGATCGAAAGCAACACGCTCGTCTATATCTCCCGGGAACGGCTGGCGGGCCGCGGCGTCAACCACAAGTTTTCCCACATCCTGTGGCTGGATTCCGACATGGAATTCCCGGACGACATCTTCGGCACGCTGCTGGGCGCCGGGAAGGATTTCGTCACCGGGGTCGCCTGCGGCCGGCGTCCACCATTCTGCCCCTGCGTCTTCAAGCAGATCGAGCCGGTCCCGGTGCTCTGGGGATGGGACGAGATGCCGGAGGAGCCCTTCCGGATCGCCGGCTGCGGCTTCGCCTGCGTCCTGATCCGGACGAGCGTCGTGCGGCGCGTGCTGCAGCGCTTCGGGAACGCGTTCAACCCGGTCCCGCAGCTGGGCGAGGACCTGAGCTTCTGCAAGCGGGCGGCCGAGACCGGCGCGGAGATCTGGGCGATCCCGGCCGCGCAGCTGGGCCACGTCGGCCCGGTGGCCATGTGGCCGAAGGACGCCGGGATTTGGCAGCGAATCCACAACGAGGAAGGTGAAACCTGATGGCAGGCACTGATGTCAACGTCAAGATTGGCATCGACGGAGAAGCCCAATTCAAAAAGCAGATCAACGACTGCAACACCTCCATCAAGACCATGGGGACGGAGGTCCAGAAGGTCACGTCCGCCTTCATCGGGAACGAAAACAGCGCGAAGGCCCTGAAATCGGCCAACAAGGCCCTTACGGACCAGTTCGACGCGCTGAACAAAAAGGCCGACATCCAGCGGGCGCGGCTGGCCGAGCTGGACAAGCAGGGCGTCGACCCGACGGACGCGTCTTATCAGCGTCTGGTTCAAGACCTCAACAAGACCGAGACCGAGATGAACAAAACCTCGGCCCAGATCGACCAGAACAACGAAAAACTCAAAAACCACGGGCAGACCGCGGAGGAAGCACACAAAAAGCACGCAGAAGCGGCGAAAAAGGCGGCGGAGGCCGTGGCCGGGCTTGCGACCGCGCTGATCAACGTCGGCGTCAAGCTCGGCGAGATGGTGCTGAAGGCCGCCGGCGCGGCGGACGAGCTTGGCACGATGGCGACCAAGACGGGACTGTCTGTCGCCGAGCTGCAAAAGATGCAGTACGCGGCGGAGTCTATTGATGTCTCGGTTGAGACCATCACCGGCTCCATGACGAAACTGACGAAGAATATGTCCGCCGCGGCGTCCGGATCCAAGAGCGCGCAGGAGGCGTTCCAGAAGCTGGGCGTGGCCGTGACCAACGACGACGGCAGCTTCAGAGACAGAAACGAGGTCTTCAACGAGACCATCGCGGCCCTGGGCCAGATCTCCGACGAGACGGAGCGCGACGCGGCTGCCATGGCCATCTTCGGCAAGTCGGCGCAGGAGCTGAACCCGCTGATCCTCGGCGGCGCGGAGGCCCTCCAGCAGCTGGGCGACCGCGCGGAGAAGGCCGGGCTGATCATGTCGGAGGAAGACGTCAACGCGCTGGCACAGATGTCCGACCGCTTCAACATCCTGCAGGAGACGGTTTCCATGGTCGGCAACCAGTTCCTCGCGCAGTTCGCCGGGCCGATGACGGAGGAGATCAACCGCGTCATCGTCTACGTCGAGCGCCTGTTCGCCGCGTTCAAAAACGGCGGGATCGAGGGACTCGCCTCGGAGCTCGGCAAGACGGTGAGCAACATCGCGGGCCATTTCGCCTATCTGATCCCGAAGGCCGTGGAATTTGGCACCCAGTTCCTGATCAGCCTGGTGCAAGGCATCGTCTCCCAGTTGGGCACGATCGCCCAGAGCGCCATCACCATAGTCACTACCCTGGCCAACTCGATCGCCAAGGCACTCCCGGAATTGATCCCTGTCGCGGTGAAGGCAATCTTGCAGCTGGTGGACACTCTGACCGACCCGAACAATATCAGCAATCTGGTGGACGCGGCGATCGCGATCACGATGGCGCTGGCGAACGGCCTCATTTCGGCGCTTCCACAGCTCCTTGAAAAGGCGCCCGTCATTATTCAAAATTTGGTAACTGCCCTGATTCAAAACGTCCCGAAGCTCCTTCAGTCGGCCTACGAGGTAGTGAGCACTCTGGTTCGCGGAATTTTCGAAAAATTGCCGGAAATCGGAGAAGCGGCGGGCGAGATCATAGGCCGTCTTGTCTCTGGCATCGCAGAGCTGGCAAGCAAAGTTTGGAACGTCGGCAAGGACATTGTCACGGGCATCTGGAACGGCATCTCTGAGACTGCGGACTGGCTGTGGAATCAAGTGAAAGGGTTTTTCGGCGGTCTGCTCGACAAGATCAAGGAATTTTTAGGCATACACTCCCCGTCTACGGTGTTTGCTGACGTTATCGGTAAAAACATGGCCTTGGGCATCGGTGAGGGCTTTGACGAGACAATGGCAGGCGTAGAGCGCGACATGATGTCGAGCATCCCCGTCCCCACGGTGGACGCCACGGTCAACGGCGGCGCGGTCGCCATGGGCGGTCTCGGCGGCGGCGTCGTGGAGGAGATCACGATCCCGGTCATGGTCGGCGAGGCCGAGCTGGCGCGGGTGCTGTATCGGCACATCGTCGGCGAGGGCCAGCGCATCGGCCCGGCCATGGTCACATAAGGAGGGCGCTATGCAGAAGATGCCATTGACAATCAACGGCGTTGATTTCAGCGCCCTCACCGAGCGGCTCGGCTACACGATCACCTACGAGGACCGCAAGGGCGGCAATTCGATGACCATGCAGAACGGCGACGAATATCAGGACATCATCGTCCGCAAGCCGGTGCTGACCTGGAAGCTCGACAGCCTCACCAACGCGCAGCTGGCGTCGCTCCATGCGGCCATCAACGGCGCGGTCTACGTCCCCGTGACATATTTCGACACGGCGGCAAACACGACCAAAACGGCATACTTCCACGGGACGATCTCGGCCCAGAAGGTCGGCGTCATTCGCGGCTCGACCTATTACCGGTTCGAGGCTCCAACGCTGACGATGCGGGCGAGGTGATCTCATGAATTACGCACTTCCGAACGAGATCTTCATCGGCTCCGAGGATTCGCCGCTTTATTACTACGACAACGACTCCCTGATCCTCAACAGCCTCAAGGGGACCTTCAACTGCGACCTGATCTCCAACGAGATCCCGGTCGACACCTTCTCCTTCTCCGTGCGCTTCGAGTACCGCAGCGTCCTCGTCTACGCGCCGATGATCAACAGCCAGAGCTACCACGCCGGCTACCGCGACACGGACGGCACGGTCTACGCGCTGGACGATCCCGCCGGGCGCGAGGCCGTCCGAAACTATCTGCGGGATCTCCCCTACGGGACGCCCGTCTGGTGGTACTGCGACGGCCGGCTCATCGCGAAGGGCTACATCCAGACGGTGGAGCGCACGAGCGCGACGACCTGGAAGGTCACCTGCATGAGCGGCATCGGCCTGCTGGCGGAAAAAGACCACCCCGGCGGGATCTACACCGGGCAGAGCTTCGAGGACGTCCTCGCGGACATCGTGGGCGGCGCCTTCGAGTACGCGCTGGCGCCCGGCCTCGCGGAGATGGCCGTCTTCGGCTGGATCCCCTACGCCAAGGCGCGGGAGAACCTGCACTCGCTGCTCTTCGCGCAGGGCGTCACGGTGAAGCGCTACGAGCTGAAGGACTTTATCTTCCAGTTCCCGCCCAACGGCGTAGACAAGGTCGTCCCGGACAGCCGCGTCGCGCTGGGAGGCTCGGTCTCGGCGAATCTCAAGGCCAACGAGGCCAACGTCACCGAGCACAGCTTCCTCCCGCTTCAGACGGACGAGGAGGTCGTGCTCTTCGACAACACCGGGCTGGCAACCGCCGACCATCTGCTCGTGGTCTTCTCCGAGCCGATGCACGATCTGGCCGTCTCCGGGACGCTGACGATCGACGAGTCGCACGTCAACTACGCCGTCGTGAGCGGCATCGGTGCGCTGACCGGCAAGGTCTACACCCACACCCGGCTGATCGTGACCGTCTCCACGGCGGAGAACGGCGACGCGATCCGGTCGAAATCCGTCAGCGACAACTGCCTCATCAACGAGGCCAACAGCCAGAACGCGGCGCGGCGGGTCCTGTCGTACTACGCGATCGAGGACACCTTCAAGAGCAAGATCATGCTCACGGACGAGAAGCCCGGCGACATGGTGCGGATCCGGAATCCGTTCAAGGACATCTCCGAGGCCCACATCGAGAAGATGGACATCCTGGCCACGAGCGTCATCGGCGCGAGCATGGAGCTGACGGAGGGCTTCAACGCCCAGTGGGTCGGCAACAACTTCCAGAACGCCGTCCTCATCGACGCCGACGGCACCTTCACCGTCCCGGCGGGCGTGACGCGGATCCGCGTCGTGCTGATCCAGGGCGGCAGCGGCGGACAGGGCGGACAGGGCGGCCACAAGGGCGTCGGATACTTCCACGGCGACCAGTGGTCGGTACACCACGAGGACACGCCGTGGCCGATGACCGTCATCTACTACGAGGACCAGCCGCTTTACGAGGGCGGCGAAGCGGGAGCGCCCGGCAGCGCCGGGAAGATCTTTTCCGTCGACATCGACGTGACGCCCGGCGACGTGGCCACCTTCAGCATCGGCGCTGCCGGCACCGGCGGGGCCGCCGGCGTGCGCGACACGACCTACGGCGACTACGGCACCCGCGGCCAGCCGGGCACGGCGGGGACGCATACGACCATGTCCCTCAACGGCAGGACCTACACCAGCGGCGACGGCGCGGTCTCCCCGACCGGCTACCTCTATCTCTTCGGCAACCTGATCCTCGGCAAGCCCGGCGAGGCCGGACACAAGGGCGGCGCGGGCGGCCAGACCAACGTCGATTCGCTCTACGGCTGGCAGTACGCCAGCGGCCTTCCCGGCGGCAGCGTGGGCCAGTGGGCCGGCGGCGCGGGTGGCAGCGGCGCAAAGTACAAGTGGTGGCCGAACGTCCCGGACAGCGACGAGCGGGCGTGGCAGCTCGCTTCCGGCGGAGGCGGCGGCGGCGCCGCGTGGGGCCACGCGGGAAAGAACACGCATTACCGGGCCTATCCGGAGACGACCTTCACCAACAACGCGAGAGTCGAACACAGCGAGAGCGACCGCATCTATCTCGCCTACGGCGGCGACGGCGCGAGCGCGGATCCGCCCGACGATCCGACCTACGGCTCCGGCGGCGGGGGCGGCAACGGCGGCGGCTCCGGCGGCAGCTCCGGCGGCGGCAAGGCGATGAACCCGGTCTCCGACTTCGTCCACGCCGACGGCGGCAACGGCGGCGAAGGCTCCCGCGGCGGCAACGGCGGCCCAGGCTGTGCAATCGTTTATTACTAGGAGGTCAAAAATGCCTGATTCTTATTATTACGGCACACACACCGGGCAGCAGATCGATAGCGCGGTCGATGCCGTCCAGGCGGCACAGGACGCCAGCGGTGGCAGTCTGACGCCCGCTGCGGATGCATTCGTCCCGGCGTTCGACGACGAAGGCAATCCGACTTATTACGAGATCGCCGACGCAGATTTCGGATCGCCGGACACCTATCCAGACAACACGCTTCCGACACGAGACCTTGTGCAGCGATCGTACAAAGCGAACCGCACAGCGGCGCGTCATGCCTGCACCGGGGTATATATCTCCGGTGTCAGCAGTCTCCCGGTCACGTACACGCAGCTGCCTGTGAGCAGCGCGACGTTTATCACGGAAGATTATTACTGCGTCTCCATGCGGCTGAGCAATCCGGCTGCCCAGGCGGGCGACTGGACGGTCACAACAGGCGAAAGGACGGTAACGGTCAGCGGCGACATTTCCGGCACGACCGACATCATCCTATTCCTGGCTGATCCGTACTGGGCATAAGGAGGTCGACTATGGCAACAACTGTTATTCCTCTGCCCGGCGGCGGTGGAGGTGGCGGCGTCGTCGATCCCGAACCCGATGTCCGCTTTTGGGATCCATTTGACAACACGCTCGTCGCATCGTACACCGCAGCGGATTTCGCGAACCTGTCCGAGTTGCCTGGCAATCCGTCGCACACGGGGCTGACGAGCCAGGGCTGGAACTGGACGCTTGCAGACGCGAAGGAACAGGTCACGTTCAGCGGGAAACTTGAGATCGGTCAACAGTACGTGACGAACGACGGGAAGACGAGGATCGAC